AAACACTAGCACCTAAGTTTTCTCATCATAGACTTACTTGTTTTGAGTTTGCTGATGGATTAAATAACCTTGCATCATTAATTACAGGTGGAACTGTACCTAACGGAGATTACTCTGCTGTTCCTAATATACTTTCAAGGACTGACCTAGACATATATTATCAGAAGATATCTAAAGCATTCGCTACAATTCCTGATACTTCTGGTGATCCTTCAACTGACCAAATACAGGCAAGGGTTGAGGAAAATAGAATTGTTGGTCCGATTTCTGATGAATACAGAATATTACAGATAACAAGAAACGGACAAACTGCAACTGCTGTTACTGTTGATGAATTTGATAATCCAAGAGATCATGGTTTCTCTGTTGGTGTAAACATTAACGTATCTGGTGTTACTGGATCAACTGGACCTCAGTCAGAATTAGATGCAACTGTTTATAATGGTTCATTTACTGTAACATCTGCATCTGGTAACGTCTTTACTTACCAAATGTCAAGTGAACCAACTGGTAATGCCATTGGTTCTAACATAACTGTTAAGACAGAAATTGATACAGTTGACTCTGCATCACCTTATGCTTTCAACCTATCCCTACGTTCTGTATGGGGTATGAATGGTATGCATGCTAACGGTGCTAAAGCAACTGGTTTCAAATCAATGGTTGTGGCACAGTTTACTGGTCTATCACTACAAAAAGATGACAGAGCATTTGTAAGATATAATCAATCAACTGGTAACTATGATAATGCTACTGCTGGAGATGGTGCTCACTTAGATGGATTTGCTGAGTATCGTAAAGGTTGGGGTCATAGACACATTTTATGTTCTGATGACGCATTTATTCAGGCGGTTTCGGTGTTTGCTGTTGGATTCCAAGGACACTTTACAGCACTTAGAGGTGCTGATATGTCAATTACTAACAGTAACTCTAACTTTGGTAGTATTGCACTTAGATCTGCTGGATTTAAAGCAAAATCATTCTCTAAAGATAAGGCAGGTGCATTAACTCACGTTGTTCCACCTAAAGCACTTAATGTTATTTCAACAACTGCAACTGGTGTATCAGGTGCATCATCAATAACATTAGCAAATGATGGTAGTGTTAATGGTGTGATTGAAGGTACGTTGGTTACTGGTACTGGTTTAGGTCCAGGTGCAACTGTTGGTAATGTTAATACTAATACTAGAGTTATAACTCTAACAGTAGCGAATACTGGAACTGTTAATGGTAACGTAATATTCGGTGAAGAAACTTCTGTTAACTGGGTTAACATTGACATACAAAGAACTAAAGTAATCAACTCTGCGTTAGCAGGACAGGGTGGTACACCAGGAACAAGACTATATCTATACGGTTATACTGTTAATGCTTCTCCACCAACTAATAGAGTACAGGGTTATACAATCGGTGCTAGACAAGATGGTACTGGTGCAAGTGCTGTAGCAGATAAGATCAACTGTCTATTAGTTGCTCAAGGTGCATCTGAGGCAACAATTCAATCTGCATTTATATCACCATATGGACCTAGTGTGTCAGGTAAATCTGCTGGTACTGCTGGATCTCCATTACAATTTGATAGTACATCATATACCATTGCAGGTAATTCTGTAGTTGGTGGTTGGTATCTATCTGTTAGTGCTGCTAACAACGAAATTTATACTACATTATCTACTAACGCAACATATAACACAGTTAACTTCTCTCCAACAACATTCTTGAAGAGAATACCTGACCCAAGAGACTTACAAGATAGGACATATCGTGTAAGATATGTAATTGATAAGGATAAGACTAATCCACTACCAAGAGATCCTATCTCTGGTTATGTATTACAACCATTGAATACTGATACTACTGCATATTCATTGGCTAAGTGTTTCTATGTGTATGATATTGAAGTAGTTCAACCATTTGAAAGAGGTGTTAATGATGGAATATACTACCTCACTCTCCTTTGTGCATCTATTGCACCTTCAACATCTAATTTCGACGACAGACTCTTCTCCCAAAACGTCAACGAAGTATATCCAACGTTTGACAGAGACAATCCTCTTGCTGACCCTGATGCTGCTGTGTCAGTCGCAGATAATCAAACGATTGGATTGGTAAATTCAACAGATGGTGCAACACCAACTCCTAATTTAGATCCTAAGTTATCAATTACTAAGGAAGGTATCCAATTCTTACTAACTGATACTGGATGGCAACAACCTGGTACTACACCAAACTATGATTCCGTTAACAAGAGACTATCTAACATTGAATTAACTGCTCGTGCTGGTGATGAGGAAGTACGGAAGATACAAATTAGATCTAATAATGATGGAACTGTAGCACCTATTAACGTAGAGTTTAGACGACACTCAATTCTAAGATCAGGTAACCATACGTTTGAATACCTTGGATTTGGTCCAGGTAACTACTCAACTGCGTTCCCTCAAACACAGGTGGAAACCTTATCAAGTAATCAGGTTAAATTCTCTCAGTCTATTAAAGAAGAGGCAGGTGTTGCTTTCTACTCTGGTCTTAACTCTAATGGTGACCTATTCATTGGTAACCAGGTTATTAACCCAGTTACAGGTCAGATCACTAACGAGGATATTGCACAGTTGAATGTTATTGGTGAAGAAGGAACAACAGTTGAGACATTCTCTGAGTTGGTTCTTACTGATAAACTAACGGTAATCGGTGGAGCATCTAACCAGTTAGAATCTATATTCACTGGTCCTGTCACATTCCAAGGATTATGCACGTTCAGTAATAATATTCAAGCAAGAAAAATATCATACTTTAACCAAGATGGTACGGTAGTTAAACAGACTTTACTTGCTCCTGAAAATGCTGGTGCTACTGCACCAGATTTCTCTAATATTTTAGGGTATGATACTCCTGCTGATGGTGACTTAGTTTATAATACTGACTGGACACCAGGTAAATCACTTGGTTGGATATATTATGGTGGTGTTTGGAAAGAGTTTGGTTTAACTAATACTTCTGACATCAATATTGATTCTAGTGGTAACATTGGTATTTCTACTGCTGCAACATCTAGTTTCAAGATTGATATTACTGGTGATGTAAGAATTACTGGTGATGTTCAAATCACTGGTATTGGTGGTGTTTCTGCTGATAAGTATAAGACCAAAACATATACAGGTGATGGATCTACATTAACATTTGCATTAAGTACATACGCAGGTGGTATTCAACATACTGCTAACTCTGTATTAGTGTCACTTAATGGTGTTGTTCAGATCGGTGGTACTAACTTTACTGTTGATGCTTCTGGTGCTAACGTAGTATTTAATTCTGGTGATGCACCATTATCAACAGATACAGTTCACATTTTAGAATTACCAATCTAAATAATAGAGGAGGTCGCTAGAGTAACATGGCAATAACTAAGGTTAGTGGAAATCAAATTGCTACATCAACAGAAGCAATCATTGCCACTTTAAGTTTCGTAAATACAAATAGTGTGTTCAGAATGCCAAGCGGTACTCAGGCACAAAGACCGACTGGTGTTTCAGTTGGTACTATTCGTTTTAATAGTGATACAGACGCTGCTGAAATATACAAGGCAGATGATGGTACTGGTTCACCTGGATGGGCATCTGTTTCTGGAGGAGGTCCAGCATTAGGAACCGATAGTATTATTAGAACAAATCCAACAACTATTTCTGAGAATATAACAGTTGGACCTACTACCAATAATGATGCTAAGTTTGCTAACGGTATGAGTGCAGGTCCAATAACTATTGGAAATGGATTTACAGTTACGATTGAAGCGGGTGGTGCTTGGAGTGTTGTATAAATGCAAGTAAATGTAGGAACAATACAGGGAAACTCTCCAAACTTTAGAGTAAGTGTTAAAGATGACACTACCCTAAAAATGGATAGTGATTTAAGAGTTAATAATCAACAATACATCCCATTTCCTGCTGGTGCTACTGCTAGTAGACCAACTGAGGCAATACCTGCGTCATTGTATTTTGATACAACTATCAATGCATTTGTAGTTTTTGATGGTGCAACTGGTACATGGGTTGTTCCTTCATTACTTGCTACTCAAGCAGATGGAACGACTTCTGCTAGTGCTGTAGCGTCTGCTAGATCACTATATGAAAATGGTATTGTAACTTCAGGTAAAGGATATCGTTGGATTAATACCAGTAATGGTCCTAGACAAGTATGGTGCGATTTTGATACTAAAGATAAGGATGGTAATAGTGGATGGATGTTAGTTGCTTCGTTTGGTGAAAGTAGATATTGGGGTGGTAAGAATAATAACGTATATACAACAAGTTCTCAAATATCTCCAGTTACAACACCATATAGAGTGACTGCTAATATGTGGGATGATAGTTTGCAAATGTTTAGAATTACTGCATCAGGTAATATACCTGTAATTAATAGTGGTAATACTTTAGGTCAAAACGCTGATGCTGATTGGTATTATTATTGGGATGATTCTATTAAGTGGAAAGAAGTATGGGCACCTGCTGATGACCAACATTATATGTCTAGTTCTTCTCAGGGACTTCCTCAAAGAACTTGTATAAGACAGTTTAATAGTAGTTACAATATTAAATGGTCATATGAATGTAGTAATCATAAGTGGAATAACTTAAGTGACTTTGGATATCAAAATAGTAAGAGTAGTAACTCAGAGTATAGTTATGGTACTATAGGTGGTAGTAGTGCTCCTGGTGGTGGATGGGCATATCCTTGGGGTGCATTGCAGAGTAGTGGATCACAGTTTGAGTGGTATTATGTAGGTAGAAGTGCCAGTTATGGATCAAGATCAAATGGTGATACTGATGGTACGTTCGGTATACCTACAAGTAGTTCTAATGCTGATACTACTGGACAAGACGTAGATAGTAATATTGGTGCTAAGGTTGGTAATGATGACAACACTGATTGGGGTGGTGCTACAACAAATGGATCGTCAAATGCTGGAAATAATGGAGCAATATCTACTGTTCCATTATGGTGGTGGATCAAGTAAGATAAATAATCAAAAAGTATATCCATGAGTACACTTACTGCCTATAAGTTAAGTGGTATCCCTTCGACATTAAGTCTGATACAGATACCAACAGGTCATGACTTCCGAGTTGAAGGAACGATTGATATGACAAATGATGGTGCATTACAGTTACCTACAGGTTCTACTGGTCAAAGACCTGGTAGTCCTAGTGCAGGATATACAAGATGGAATACAACTACTAAGGAAGTTGAAACGTGGTCTGGTTCAAATTGGATTAATTTAGGTAGTTAATATGAGTATCATTATTACAAATGAACTTCAAGGATTAGAGATGCATAATCGGGAAATGAAAACCGATAGTGGATCTCATATTAATGTGAATGGTACAATGAGTATGGGATCTGGTGGTGTTCTTGCTATACCTAGAGGACCAACTTCTACTAGACCAGCAGTACCTTCTGAAGGTATGATAAGATATAATACACAACTGCGTGGTGTAGAGGTATATGATGGAACTAAATGGTTGTGTTATACAACTGCTTCTAGTGCAGATGGATCAACTCAAGGGCAAGCAGCACAGTCAGCAAGAGCATTATGGGAAAATGGTATTGTAACTTCTGGTAAGGGTACTAGATGGATAAGAACATCAAATGGTCCTAAAGAAGTATTCTGTGATTTTGATACACTAGATCAAGATGGTAAGTCTGGATGGATGATGGTAGGTGCATTTGATCAGGGTCGGTACTGGGGTGGTAAATCTTCGGATGTTACAACAACTGATGAGTTGATTGATAGTAGTAATACAAGTTATGTTGTATCTTCTAATTTCTTAGAAGATCAATTAAATATGTTTAGGGTTACTTCTGCTAGTAGTGGTGATGTAGGTGATACTGAAAATGCTAATAGTCTTGGTAGTGGTGCTCCTGCTGATTGGTATTACAAGTGGGAAGACCAGATTACATGGAAAGAAGTATGGGCACCAGCACAAGATCAACATTATCTTTCCAATGGTTCTAATCCCAACGTACAGAGATATTGTATAAGAAAGTTTGATAGTAGTTATAATATAAAATTCTCATATAATAATCCTAATCACAAATATAATAATATAAGTGACTTTGGATATCAAAATGGTAGAACTGATCTAGCAGATTATAGTTATGGTACTATAGGTGGTAGTTCTGCACCAGCATCAGGTTGGTGGGATCCTTGGGTTACTTTAGGAAGTGCTGGTAATAAGTTTAACGCATATTATATTGGTAGAAGTGCAAACTATCAGAGTAACAGTAGTGGAGATAGTGACGGTACTCTGGGTATTCCTAACAATGGTGCTGGTACAGATACTACAGGACAAGACGTAGATAGTAATATTGGTGCTAAGGTTGGTAATGATGATGGTACAAACTGGGGTGGTGCAACATCAAATGGAACTAGCAATGCTGGTAACAATGGTGCCATTTCATCACAAAAACTATGGTGGTGGATTAAATAAATAAATACAGGGAGCATGGAGTAAACAATGTCAGGATCATTTCATACAGGACAACTTAACGCAACTACTATTAATGCAAGTGCTAATGTTATTGCTGAAGGTGGAATAAAAGTACCTTACGTTACTACATCACAAAGAAATTCTTTAAGTGGTATAGCACAAGGCACCTTTGTATATAATACGAGTGAAAACTATGCTCAAGTATATACAGGAAGTTCTTGGAAAAATGTAGGTGGTATTCCAGTATTACCTACTGTTGCTAATTCTGACGCTAGACCTGGAACACCAGCAATAGGTTATACACATTATAATATTGCCGATCAGCAGATGGAGATTTATTACGGTGAGGATAATAGTACTTCACCAGCAACTGCGTTATGGGCAACAATAGCAGCAGGTTAATATATAAATAAAAAGAGAACTTAAAATTACTGAGTGAAGCATGTCAACCTTAAATGTAACAACCGTAACAGCAACTAATGTCACAGCAACAGGGACAGTAGATGCCACTCAAGGTGTTAAGTTGGGAAGTTTTAGTGACGCAACTAGACCAACTCCTTCGGGTAATGGTTACCTAATTTATAATACAACTTCATCGGATGTTGATGTCTGGAAAGGTACGGCATGGGCAGGTCTTGGAGCAGCAAACTTAAGGACATGGACAACCGCAACACGACCAGCAGGACCAACTACAGCACAGATAGGATATAATACAGAGACTAATAGTTTAGAGATATATAACGGTTCAGCATGGGCAGAGATAGCACCAGCAGCAGGAGGAGCAGCGTCAGTACCTTGGGCAATTACAGATAGTACGTCTGGATCTTCTGGTAGTGAAGTATTTCCTTCTGCTCAAGGTAATGTTCAGTTTGATTATACTGGTACACATAGTCCTAGTGGTGGTGGACCTAGTGGATACTATGAAGGTAATGCAAGGCATGTAGCATTTGCATTAGGTGATATGTCAACTAAGTCTATGAAGATCCTAGTTCAAGCAGCAGGATCAGGTGGTCATAGAGATGACTATGATGGAGCAACACCAGGTGATGATGGTAATATGGTGTACATCAACTTTAACAATGATGCTTGTAAGAACTATTTCACTGGTTCTGCACCAAAATATTTACATGTATCATTAGGATCAAGAGGTAACTTCAGTTATAGTTACGGTGCTGATAACCCAGTTATTAATCCTATTACACCATATAACTACAACTATCCTGGTGTTAATAGATCTAATAGTAGAACACAAGGAACATACGGTGGTATGTCATCTTGCGATAGTGTTGTTTGGGTTGCTGATACTGCAACAGGAACTGATGCTACTGGTGAAGTATTCATTAGTACAATTAAAGGTGGTAATGCTTCTAACAGTTATGACGGTGGATCTGGTGGTACTCCATCAAACTCTACTGGTACTACAATGGATAGTGGTATTACTGTTACTAACTATAGATCAAGACAGAACGGTGGTAACCAGCAAGGTAGAACATATTCATCACCTAGACAAGTACCTTCTCATTGGATGACTAATACTGATAGTAGAAGAAGTGAAATGGATCACTCATCATTTAGTGGTACTTATGGATATGGTGGATCATTCCAAGGACAACAAGGTAGTTGGGTTAATGGTGGATATGCTATGTGTTCTATAATTATCTACTAATACTGTTCGGTTTCCCAATTCATACCATTTTTATATAAGTGCAGGTAGGAAGTAATAATCAACTTCTCTTTAATTGCTGGTAATCCCTCATGGGGGTGTGTCCAGTAAGGAGGAAAGATTAATACCCTACCTGCTTTTGCGTCTATAGTTATATTATCAAATGGGAAACGTGTTCCACTATCTTCATTTAAGTAAATTAATATACCAACTGCTCTTGTAGCAGTATCTTTACTGGCATTATCACAATGAAGTGAGAAAGCATCTCCTTTAATATATCTTTTAATGTTAAAGTCTTTTAATCCAGTACGTCCAATGAATTCTGCTTGCTTTACCTCTTCTCGGTAGGTTTCAAAACACGTAATTATCAAATCACCTAATTTTTTGCTCAATGTACCGTCAATTTTATTGAGTGAACCAGCATATAATGTTGTCTTGTCTTGCCAATTACCCTGTTCTATTCTAGTGAGTAGACCATCATTTATATTAGATCTAGCATATCCTATACATTTCTCTAGGACATCACTAGGTAGTACATTGTCGTAGGTTTTAATTAGTTGAGACATATTTTCAGTCATTTCACCTATTATATACCAATTATCTTAATGGCACAACATAATAGACAAATTAATTTGACTGTGTTATACTCATAGAGTAATCGAGCATGGAAAATGCCTAAATTTTATTTACAGTCCACTGACAATAATGGTAGTGTAACTACACACTCGTTTGAAAGTGAATGGTTGACTGATGTGGTAGACCATGTTGAAGATTTTTTATTAGGATCTGGATTTGCATTTGATGGACTTGAACTTGTTCAAGATAAACTTATCGAAGAACCAAAGATTAAATCTAAAAAATCTATTAAAGATGTAGTAAATACTACTCCTTCGATATTTCGCAAGGCAAATTAATTACTATATAAAATACAATCATTGTAGTGTACTATTTCTAAACTAATGGGCAAAACTTATAGGCGTGGTGGTGCTGAAAGGGGTTATTCCTCACCAGGTAAATCACTACGAGATAAGCGACAAAGAGGAATTAATCGTTCCCCTGATTATAAAGAAGATAGCAACCGATCACGAGAAAAATCTAAGAAATTTGAAACCTATTACGAGGAAGAAAGATGAACTTAGAAAAGAATACATTCCCAGATGAATTTTATGAAGATCTTGATGAAGATCTTCAATATGATGATGCTAGTGAACCTACACTAGAATTAGAATACACAACCCAAAATTAATGGAAGAGACTAAGCAAGAAAAATGGGATCGTGGAAAGACCCTTATGTTGGAATCTTTGCACAAACCTGATGATAGATTACGAGGATGTTCTCATAATCAACAATGCTATCACGAATTGATGGAGATAAGAGATCAAGTAATTGAACTGGTAAGTAAAATGCCTAATCCTTATAGTCCACCATTAGCATTTGGTAAAAAGAATAATCACATTGAACCAACTATTAGTACACCTATGGGTGATATTAGTGAAACTCTAATGAGTGGTGCATTGGGTGATTACTATGCAGATAAGAGGGAGTATTGATGATGAACATTGAACTCCCTGAGTGCATATTATTAGATGATAATGAAAAGCAACTTTTAAAAGATGCTTTCCTATCATATATTAAAGAGTTAGAGATTAAATCAAAGAAAGAGAAATTACTAACTGCTGAAGCATATAGAAAAGTTAGATATGATATTGAAAGCATGATACAAAAATTACATCTAGGGTATGGCAGTTAAGAAACTGTCACATACTCGATTGACCTTTATTCAAAACTATACTATCTTAAGAACATGAGAAACTTCTTCTCTAACAAATCACAGATCTCAATGATTAAAAAAGCATTGAAGAAAAGTGAAAAAGATCCGTTTCTATATGAAACATCAGAGATCATCAAACTAAAAACTTCTCTTCGTGATCTTCGTGAGAAGGAAGAGAAAGAACGACAATTCCAAAACGGAGGATTTGGTTATGACACCTAGAAAACTATCAGTTGTTTATGATGAGAATTATGACAACTGTCAAGAGCAAGAGGATGACTGGGTATCATCAGTATTAGGTACTGAAGATGATGCTGTTTATGATGTATTAGCAAACCTATGACTAATAACTGGGAAGTATTACTAAAACGTGATAACGGTTTTAATAGAACTGTTATCATTGAGGATTGTATGTATGAAAGTGAAGCAGCAGAAGTTGCTGAGAGTATGTACGGTATGGAAGTGCTTCGAGTATTATGGAAAGGTAAAACAGATACATCAACTGAAGATAATGTTAATTGGTTCGTTCAAAGACGACCTAATTATCAAGGATTACTAGGGTTATGTTTAACATTACCCATTATAATGGGTATTGTTATTGCAGCAGAATTCTGGTTACCTATTTTAATAGTGTTAACTGGTATTTCAACCCTATCATGGTTCGGATCATTTAGAAGGGATGAAGTTGAGTATGAAGATGATGACTAGGCATTTATATTTGTTAAGCAAATATGTTAGATTGCACATAATATAATAAATAGTGGTAGAATTAAGGATAACAAGATGAAATGAAACTCTCTTGATTATGACCCATTAATTTTAGTAGAGGTACTCTATGCAGCATAATATCCTAAGCAGTAATCAATTAGCAAGTTGGACACATGACGATAGTGAGGAGTTTGATAGAATAGACGACTATTACAATTGCATGTTAGACGCAGAAGAGACACATTCAGATAAAAGGATATGTAAGGAGATACTTATGCTATAGTAGACAATTTAAAAACTGTAACAAGCACCCTTCGGGGTGCTATTTTTATGCTATAATATTAGTATAAATCAAACATCATTTAAAAATGAGTTACTTAGACGACAATCTACTTCCTTTGATTGAAAGTATTCAACCTAAAAAGTCTCAGTCTTATATACTTGAGGCATTGGATTTGGATCGTTATTCTGCTCATGGAATACAGATAACATTTGGTGAGAGAATTGAACAGTTTTGGAATAAAGTAATTAGTGATAGTTCTGCCACTAATTTAATTGAGGATAATAATATAGTTGAGGTTAATGGTAAGAATAGACAGATAGATCATCTATTTGAATGGAAAGAATATAAGTTTTATCTTGAAAGTAAGTGTTGCTTAAACTTTGATAGTGAGAAGGTTAAAGCATCTAATAAAAAGATACAAGAAATAAAGGAAACAGTTGGTGCAAATGAAGCAGGGTATTTTATACCAGTAGTATCAACTATTGACCAAAAGTATCTTACAAAGTATAATAAGAAGGGATTAAATGTTTATGGTGTTAAATGGTTACTTAGTAAGATTGATGCACAATTTACTGAAGCAGAATTCTTTGCATATATGAGAGAAACTATTGCACCAATTCTTGAAAAGAAAGGTTTATGAAACCAGTTGTTAAGTATCAAGGTGGTAAGACAAGAGAGTTACCATTAATACAACCTTATATAACATCAGCAAAGAGGATTATCGAACCTTTTTGTGGTGGTGCAGCAGTATCTTTTCATGCTAATGTATCATCAATACTGAATGATTGTAATAAGAATGTTATTAACCTCTATAATATTATTAGAGATAAGAGTTACTTTAATGTATTATTAAAGGATGTAGAGTATATTAAAACATTAGAACATGATGATCTTGAGAAGAGATATTATGATGCTAGAGATATAATTAACGAGGATGATCCCGAACCTTATGATCTAGCATTATCATATATTATTGTTAGACAGTTATGTTTTTCAGGTATGGAAAGATATAACTCTAAGGGTGATTTTAATGTACCATTTGGACACTATAAAAAGTTTGCTTGTAATCTATCACCTAGTCATCATACTTTCCTTAATAAGTGTGAAATATACAATGAAGATGCAGTTAAGTTGATAAGAACAATGACCTACAATGACGGTGATTTCTTATTCATTGATCCACCATACTTAGAGCGTTTAGGATACTCTACAGGGGATGGTAGTGATGGATTACATGACAGATTAGCATCAGTATTAACACAAATAGATGTGCCTTGGTTGTTTATACATAGCGACTGTGATTATATTCAAAAAGCATACTCTAATTGTAATATTGAAGTAATGGGATTTAAGTATTCTCAGAACTTTGGTAAAGGGAAAGACCACTCAGGATCTAAGGTTAATCATTTATATATCAGCAATGTGACAGTCAAGGAACTGTCTACGATTTGCTGACAAACTACTCAAAATCGTTTATTATTAATTCATTGATGAGGTTCTGTATTTGAAAGACACATTAAGACCACACCAGCAACGTGCTTATTATGCAATGAATGTTGCACCTAATGGTCAAATAATTGTGCCTACTGGTGGTGGTAAAACTAATATAATGATCTATGATTGCATCAGAAGATTATCAGCAACTACTGGTATGTTTAAGACTATTGTTATAGTTGCACCACGCATATTGCTTGCTAATCAGTTATCAGAAGAGTTTCTAAGTAAGGTTACTAATGTTAAAGTAGCACATACACATTCTGGTGAAACACATCATTTTAGCACCACTAATTCACATGAGTTAAGAGTATGGAACAATAATACTATTGGTCATAAGTTAATATTTACTACCTATCATTCTCTACACAGAGTATTAGATAGTGATATTGATATTGATACTGTTTATTATGATGAAGCACATAATGGTACTGGTAAGAGATTTTTTGAAAGTGTTAAAGTAACAGCAACTAGAAATATTAGACGCTATTTCTTTACTGCTACACCACGCATTTCACGCTCTAAGAATAACATTAGTGCGGAACGTGGTATGAATAATGCGGAAGTTTGGGGTAATAAGTTAGAACAAACACAGGCACAGGAGTTATTAGATAGTGGTACAATCTTACCACCTAAAGTAATAACATTTGAGACAGATAGAGAGAGAACTAAACAGAACGCACATGAGGTAGATGGTGATAACTTAAAGGATATAATTAGGAGTATGGATATACATTCACCTAAGATACTTGTGTCTGCCCCGACTACAAGAATTATGTGGAATATGTTGACCTTAACTGATACTCAGGACTGGATATATCGTGAAGGTTATGATATAATGCACATAACATCTAAGCATGGTGCATATATCAATAAGAAGAAAGTAGGTAGGGAAGAGTTCTT